CTATGATATTTTCCTCAATCTATTAGCGCTGAATCCACTGCTTTGGTATGTTTTGACGAGATCGCCCAATCGTACCGAAAAGCCCAAGATGCCGCTGCCCCTGTTCGTTCCACGCGGTACATCATACCAATGTCCGCTTAATTCCACCGCTCCACTCCAATCGTAACTCACTTCCCCTTCTAACACATTGGTCCAATTATGACCACTGCCGTTGTCGCTTAATCCTACCCACCAGACCTTATTGTTATCGAGATGGCGGATGTAGTAAATGCCTCCATCGTCGCCTCGCCAGGTTCCTGTCAAATCGTACGCAGGTTGCCTCCAATGAGTTAGTATAGGTACCTGATTGTAGTACATAAGTAGCTCTCCTCTATTGGAATTTTTATTCGTTACATCATAAGTCCACTACCTTTAATACCGAATTCGTTGCCATGTAGTCGCGCCAATTCCACCGGATACCTTAGTCAACCGGTCTCTACTACGGGCGACGACTAAGGTGCCACTGCCCCTGTTCGTTCCACGCGGTACATCGGCCCAATTTCCAGAGATCACCTCTGATCCAGTTTCATCAAACATCCGCATTCCATGAAACACGTGTGTCCAGTGTTGCCCCCTACCGTTGTCGCTGAAGCCTGCCCACCAGACATGGGGGTCATCATGCCGGATGTAGTACACGCCTCCATCGTTGCCTCGCCAGATTCCTGTCATATCCGCTTCCTGCCGAGTCACTTGTGCATCAACAAAAGACTCCCAATCATGCATATGCCTCCAATGAGTTAGCATAGGAACCTGATTGTAGTACATAAATAGCACTCCTCCATTGGAATTTTTGGGTTTATTACACATAACATATGATGAAACATAACAATTGAACCTAGGCAAATGCTGATTTGAGATTATAAATATCGATGATAATCTGGTTCAAATAATAGGTTAAATGACACACATCAAATTGATCATTTCGCTTTTTTTAAATGACATTACATTCTGCTTCTACTTTTTTTTATGGTAAAATTTTGTTGAAGCATTTTAAATGAAAGGATATGATCATGAAAGTATTTGAAGCCAAAACATTACTTTCCGAAGCTGATAACCGCGCAAAGGAATACAAAGATACAAGGAGTCAAATGGTCAAATTAAAGAAAGCCTTCAATTCAGTGGCTGATCTTGATGACAGTGAGTTTTCAGGTAAAGGTGCCAATAACATAAAGGCATTTTATGAAGATCAAGCAGGGATCGCTGACCAGTGGATTGATTTGATTGACATGAAAATCGCATTTCTCACGAGTGTTACTGGCATTCTGGAAGACGCAAGCTTATCGGATGCCTACATAGAAGAATCTTTTTTAGAACACGAGCTGGCTAACGCTTATACTAAATCAAAATCCATCATGTCAGAACAGAAAAAAGCAATGAAGGACATTCTAAATGACATCAACGACATACTACCGCTAGATTTATTCTCCACAGAAACTTTTAAAGACGAACTCTCTTCTACCGACAACAAACGTACCAAGACTATCAAAAAAATTTATGATATCGATGAAAATTTAACATCTGAATATGCGCTCTCAGAAGCAAATGAACAATTGATTCAAGCTGATTACCAAGCACTCATGAACGCTACATCAAAAGGCAAAAGCGCCTCCCCTATTTACTATAATGCAAAAGCTTATAGGGACAGTGAAATTCATAAGATGACCGAGGATGTAAAAAAACAATCTACTGATTATATTTCCTTCAAAGATCAGCAGGCCGAACAAAGAAGAATTGCGAAAGAACAGGAAGAACTCGCAAATAGGCCATGGTATGAAAAGACTTGGGATGTCGTTTGTAATTTTACGGGGGAAGTCTCCGGATATTATGATTATAAGAGAGCTGCTGATGGTGTCGATCCAGTCACCGGTGAAAAATTAACTGATGGGCAACGGGTGGCAGCTGGCGCAATGGCTGCGGCAGGATACATCCCTATAGTTGGCTGGGCCGGGAAATTAGCCAAAGGCGGAAAGGCTGTTTACTCAACGAGCAAAGCCATCTATAGGGCAGACAAAGCGCTTGATATCTATAAAACTTCTAAGACATTCCCTGCCCTTCAAAACTCCAGTAAAGGACTCTACGGTCTTGCGTCAGCGAATGGTTTTAGTGAAGCAATAACTGGCCGCGATATGTTTGGGAATAAAATTTCCGAGGAGAGACGTGAAAACAGCTTAAACAGTGCGCTTGCCTCAATTGCTCCAATAGGAATGATTGGTGCAGGTAAAGCATTAAAAATAAATTCTGGTGCAGGTAAACCTTCCAACTTATTCAGAGGAGAAGATTTCCCTTATGCAACAAAAAGACCAAATGGTATCGGTAAATCTCATATTTCACCTGAGACCGGGAACCTTGTCCCCGCAAACAAAAGTGGAATGTATCAAGGCCGTCAGGTAACTGTTACGGAACATATTTTAGGAGGGTATAGGAAAGGTGGAAAATCCAATAGTCCATATACCAGTTTTACAATTAACAAAAAGATAGCAAAAGGTTACGGGGAATATACTATTGAATTAAATATATCAGCTCTACGAAAAGCCATACGTTCTGGAGAACTAAAAGGAGTTGCTATCCTGAATCCAAAACAAATTGAGAGACTTATTAAAAATGACACGAGACAAACAGAAAATTGGAAGAAAAAAGCTCTAAAATGGACTAGTAGAGATACAGAGTATTTTGTTAAGGGTGAGATACCAAAAGAATACTTCAAAATGTTTCCTAAGGAGTGAAGAGTATGTTTCTTTATTATCAAAATGAGTGCTTAGGTGAAATAGATGGAGCAACAATAGAAGGACCTTGGGCTTATGGAAAAATCAAACCTAATGACAATATGGAAAAATTCAAAGATTTTTTTAGAGCAGTGGTGGATGAAGATGATCCCTCTGCAATTGAGAAGTTTGATGATGCTCTACTAGATGATGATAATTGGTTTATCATCGATGATGAGCAAAAAAAAGTAGGGATTTCTTTACCAGGAATCTACGAAGAAGATAACGAAATAAACTGGAGATGGAGATAAAAACAAAAAGGCCCCCTCATTAAGAGACAGGGCCTTTTTAGTGATGCTTCATTGCATCTTGAATAGTTCGCCCAAAGTTCAAATAAAAATTAAAATTAAGTCCTTTGTTGTATATATTAATTTTAAGAAAAGGAGGGATTTGTGATTTTTTATTACGAAGTAATTTGTATAAGTTGCAGGAAAAAATTTAGAGTATATGAAGGCACATTGAAATATAAGCAATTTAAAGAAAACATGAAAGGAAAATATACTTGTGAAGAATGTGGTCATAACATACGTTTAGAGGCTATAAAAAACTTTTTTAGATAACACTTTTTAAGAATTCACAGTTTGTTAACTAGAAAACTCGCAAAAGCCTGATTTAATAGGGTGTCCACACGTTATCCACAAACCAGGATGACACGTCATTCCAAGTATCAGTCAGCCATTTCTTAGCATCCTCAAATTTATCGGTGATCTTATCAATCTTATCTCCGGCCCAATCACTAACAGGGGTCCAGACGTTATCCATAAACCAATCTGAGAAATCAGACCAAGTATCCTTGATCCAATCAACGGCGTTTCCTGCACCGTCCTGAATTCCATCCCATACTTTTGAAGCGCTGCCATCATCAAACCATTTGCCAATGGATGATCCTAAATCTGAACCCCCGATGCCGCCTGCAATACTACCGACAACTCCGCCGACAGCAGTGCCGACAACAGGGAAAAGACAGAACCAATGGCTGCACCTGCGGCTCTTCCTGCAGCAGCTCCGCCAAGATTCCCTGCAAAAGAACCAACTTTCTCACCTGCATTTTCTTTGTTCATCCCGAGTAAGTCGGTTGCTGCTAATGCAGTTCCCAAAAGAGGGATACCTTTCGCAAATTTACCGACACTTTTCAGCGGACTTAAAACTTTCCCGAACTTCGAGGCACCGCCCGTCGCTCGGCCTGCTGCGTGCAGTTCTGCTCTGGTAGTGTTTACTGAAGCTCTTGAACCTGCGCCTCTAACAGGATCAGCTGCGGTTCTTCCTGAACGCCTTCTTTCTAACTGTTCAGATGACACAGTAATAGATCTATTAGAAGGGTTCACCCTCGTTGGATTCCCTCGCCGGCCTGAAGCACTTTTCCCTCTTCCTTTACGGCTGCGGTCACTTCCGCCGATACCGCTACAGCAACAACATGTTAAGCTACCGCTCCGTGGTAGACTTGTTGGACTCGAAGCAGATCCGGAACTTCCGCCCCTTCTCCCTGAACCACGAGCAGCCTTTCCATTACGTCTGCCGCTTCGTGTATTAGGGTCACCGCCGGGAGTACGGTTGGGAATCAACTTCCGAATTACTCCCGCTGCATCACTTCCGACAATTCCAATTCCTTTTAAGAGCGGCCGTAGGATTTTCAAATATGCAATCAATCCAATTAAAGAAGGAATTACAACTTTAAAGGCTGTTTTTAAATCGTCCCAATGATTCACCGTCCACTCAATGGCCACATTCAGCTTGTCACCTATGGCCTCGCCAAGATCAGTAATATCCTTTTTGATCTCTTTGAGTTTTTCTTGACCTTCCTTGCTGTTTAGGAACGAGTCGATCTTGTCAAAGGCTGGGCCTAAACCGGTAAGCAGTGAGGTTCCCATATCCTTAGATATGCTTTCAAAATCCCGCATGGCGTCATTAATCGGTGTCATCGGGTTATTATCCCTAAGCTTAGAAAAGCTGCGTTCCAGTTCACCGCTTGTTTTTGCACTTGTGCCAATGCCTTCGGCCATATCTAAAATCGGCTGTTTCAGGTCCTCATATTGTGTTCCTATTAGCTCCGTGGCGATAGATGCCCGCTTCGTCTTGTCTTTGACTTTCGATAAGGCATCAGCTACCTTAAATAAGCTTTCTTGGCCACTGATTGAACCATCTTTAAAACCTTTGAACATCTTCTCTGTTTCTTTGGCACCAAATAGTGATTTGAACGCGTCCACTTGATTATCAGACATTTCAGTACGGCGAATGTTAAATTCACGCATACTGTCAGCGAGGTTGTCGAAGTTTCTGGCCCCGCCCTTTGTCCCTTTAATCATGGCGTTAGCGATCTGGCCACCTGTGAGTTTCATGTCTTTAAAAGTGGAACTGTATTCATTCATTGTGTCCAGCAAATCGTCAGCCTGGTCACCGGCGTTCCGATACACATAAGCGATTAAATCCCCGCTGTCTTTCCCGGACATTTTCAAGTTGTTATACATTGAGCTGAAGGCCCGGTCCACTTCCGCCTGATCAGCATTCATGAGCTGGGCGATTTTGCTAGATGACTCAGTCAATTCAGCCAGAGCTTTTTTAGATGCTCCTGTCTGTTGTGACAAGGTTCTCAGAGATAAGCTGACTTCTTCCCGTGATCCTCCCGCTTTGTTGTCATAATAGATCTGGTCTGTCATTCTAGCAGCGTCTTTTTTGCCGACTTTCGAAGTCGCTGAAACATAGGCGTCTTGGGACATAGCACTTTTCCCGCTGCCCATAATCGCTCCAGCCGACAGTCCGCCGCCAACTGCCAGGGTGACAGCAGCGTTTTTCAGACTGTCTAATTTTGCTTCAATTGCATCCAGAACCCCTGAAGCTTTGTCTTTAATAGAAACAGTAGGCTCTGCATGTTCGCTGTCTACATCTGACACATGGCGCCGGATCTCGTCTAATTGGCTTGAAGCACGATCACGAACTGAAACAGTAGGTTCAGCATGCGAGCGGTTCAAATCCGAAAGGCCTCCACGAATCAAGCGGAAACGTGGTGTAGCCTGATCATTAACGGAAACCGTCACCTCATGGCGGCCTTCCGTAAGATCCTCCGTTTGTTGGCGTATAGAATGTAAACCATTCGAAACCCGATCATCCAGACCAACTTCAAGCGATCGAGCCCGTCCAGTCAAGCGGCTTGCTGATCGGTCAATTCGTCTCATAACCCGCTCTGTTCGATCTTCAGCATCAAAAATAAGAGGGCCATTGGCGGCCCTCTGAAGTCTTTCTGCATTTTCTTGGATCTTTCGAAGTTTGCGGGTGATCTTATCCTGTAAATCAAATGTCGCTGTTAGTTTAGCCATAGTTAATTACCTCCCTTCTTCGCTTCCTTTTCTAACAGCTCAAGCTTGTAACTGATCAAACCATACAAGAGTGCCTTGAACTCTCTCGGTGCCTCATATAGTTCTTGTAATTCTGACGGGGCGTATTTGAGCTCGTGCATTGCGTAATAAAGATACACGGTCTCTTTATCCCCGTCCTTTATTAGTTTTTTGCTGCTTCTTCAAGGTCTTCGGGATCATCCTCAAAGCCATTGATCTCAATTGCTTTGTTCAGCCAGTTTGCATATTCACCGCCGACAGAAAGAATGCGTTTTGCAACTTCCACCGGATCCTCTGTTTTGTAAGCTTCGCGAAGCTCTTTAGATTTAGAATTCGGGTAAACAGTCGTTTCAACAGCAATACGAGCATAGAAGCGTTGGCTGTCCAAATCTTTCACACGGCCGCGGCCTTTTACATTTTTGTAAGTTGTGTTTTCTTTCTCCAATTCATCAATGCGTTCTGTGGTAATAGCTTTGAATACAAACGGAATCACCTTTCCTTGCTTATTCACAAACCGCTTTGAAATAGGCACTTCTACTTCTTCCGCTTCGATTGTTTGTCCTGGCATAAAGAATGAAAGATCATATGTTTTTTCGTTTTGTTTTTCGCTCATGTTTATTAGCTCCTTTTGTTTTGGTTATCTGTAGACAATAAAAAAAGCACATGCTCTTTGAATAAAATTCACAAGGATGCGAATTTACAAAAAGATGTGCTTACCAGTATAATGAAAATCGTACATAAAGCGTTCGTAAGGGAAGTCTTGCATCCCCGTTAGAAAGGGGGTGATATAATGTCAACTGAAGCTTACCAAGCTCTAATGGTATTGATTGGTTTCCAATCATCATTAATTGGTTTGGGCTCTTTGATTGTTGCCGTGTTGACTTATAAAGATAAAAAATAGACTATCCCTTGAGCGTAGGAAACGTAAGGGGATAAGTCTATCACGAAAAATATGCGAGCAAGCTCCCTTAAGGACAGCTTGTGTACAGACCGGAGTGTTGGCGCACTCCGGTATTTTTATTTTACTCATTTCTGTGTTAAAAAATACGGAAAAACTCTAACGTTAATGTTAACGAAAATGTTATCAATAACGATATCAATAACGATATCAATAACGTTATTAATAACGTTAACATCAATGTGATTATAACATAAAACACTGATGTATATAATTATTTGTATCACTTGTTAACAGTTTTTTGTTACATTTTTTATCTCAATTTTTAAAACGTACTTTTTAACTGTTCAGGAAGATCAAAGTCCTCGAAGGTAAACGGCACTTCCTCTTCCAATGCTTCGGAATCCACATCCAGTCCCGCAATTTTTGCAGAATCAAAGTTCACATCATAGAGAGTAACCCGCTCAGTCCCACGGCCAGATGATTTATCATCAAGCACCGCTTGCAGAGTGAAATACGGATCTTCTCCTTTTTTCACATAATTAAGCATCAACTGCACAAAGCGGGATGTGACTTTATAAAATGTCGCTGTGCCCGTTCCGTTTGCTCCTGTCGTTTTATGACCGGTCATGCGGCGGCCCATAACGTTGACTTCCGATTTATTTTTCTCCACATTCGCTTCAAATGTTTTAATAAACGCCAGTTCCTCACCGTCCAAGAAAAGGCGTCCCTCTTTACCAGATATCGTATTCTGCGCTTTAAAAGCCACCTTACTTCACCTCCACGTTAAAGTAGAATTTCTCAGCTGCATCGACCGGCTGCACAGCAAGATCAATCAGAAATCCGTCACGATCGCTATTCAGAGCAATTGTGATGTCATTCTCTGAATCAAAGTTGGTAATGCCCCCGTTATCTTGAAGAACACTCAAGTATTGAGTAATCAACGTTTTCACGAATTGAAGGCCGTCATTTGTAGCCGGAACGTCGCTACCGCTTGCTTTACGTGACTTAATCAGTGCCTTCAATTGAGATGTCAGGTCATTATTGATTGCATCCAGCATCCGCACGATTTTGTTTTTCTGGAACATCTTATTCTTCTCTGCTGTAAGACTTGTGAGAGAATTAATATCCTTCTCAACAGAAACAGATTTGCCTCGAGAATCATAAGTAAACAGGAATTCCCCATTCGCCAGCCGCTGAATTACCTGGTCATTGTCCAATCGTGTAAGGACGTCCACCGCTCCTGCATACTCTACAAACGTAAGCGACTGATTGAACGTAGCACCCGCACTGGCGCCGGCTACCCAAGCAGTGGCTTTTTCCGGAGTGATCTCTGTTCCATCTTCAAGCAGAACCCCACCTGTGACATTGATAATGCCTTCGTGATCACCTTTGTAATTAGAGAGTACGCCTTGAACCTTTAAGCCTTGATTGTCTCTCAGCCGTTTGATGAATGCGACAAACGTCGCTTTCAATTGCTCGTTATCCTCAACAGGCAGCGCGATTGTGTCAAAGTATTCCGTTTCAGCTGCTTCCAAGAAAGCAGTGTAATCGGCATTTGTCGGTGTCTTATCTGTTCCACCTGATAAGCGGATTCCGGAAGATGCCGGAAGATCCCCACTGACGTCCTCCGGAGCTGTGCCTGTTAGTGGAATAGAAATTGTTAAATCCCCTTGTCCCGTAAACTCGACCAACTTATTTGCTTTCAGTTCCTCGGCTTTGGATACTGTTTGTTTATCCACTTCAGACTGATCCAGATAGGTAGTGACATCCACTTTTGAAGAATCAATAACGTTTTCTGTAATTCTGATAATAATGTCATTTCCTTTAGTCCCGCCATAAAGTGCGGTTGCCTTTACGCCTTCGCTAATGTCTGCTTGAGCACGCAGCCCCTCCGTCAAACGGTAAAGCAAGACTGTACTTGCCTTCTTCATTGCTTCACGAAGAAGCAACAACGAAGGATCATCAATGTTCAATCCCACTTTTTTATTCAAATCCTCGATGGAAGAGATAGAAATGAATTTCTTAACCTCTCCCCAGCTGGATGCTATCGGCAGCGCAACTGTTCCACGTTCACCAACTGATACTCGATCCTCCGCGGTCGTTTTAAAGTTAAAATAAATTCCGGCACGCTCTTTTTCCTTGCCGACTGTAAATGTTCCGCCGTTCATCTATTTGACCTCCTTCTGAAGAAACTGAGCAATCAGCTTCTTCGCTTCTGATTTAGTGATTCTGTCTGTTTCTACATGAAAAAGAGCACCGTCAAACACCTCGGGCCTAACCCCAAAGAGCTCACGACTATGCTCTCGTAAATCCTTAATATAAAAAGCATTTTCTGCTTTTTCCTTTTTCGTGGCCATCATTTCACCCCGCTTGTAAAATCAAAGTTTTCAAGAGAAGGATGCTGTTCTCGTTCATACCAATAGCGACTCGTCCAGTTTAGAACAATGCTCGCATAATCATCTGAGATCCGGGTTTCTATACGTGATAAGCGAATAAAATCCCCCGTATCTTCTCCCGATTCCCGCATGAGCGGAATTAATCCCCTCTTACTCCTAAGTGTATCCGCAATCCTCTCCGCTTCGTTATGAGCTTCCTGTGCGTTCTTGTGAAAGAGTTTCACGTTTAAAACATAGGATTTTTGAAACGTAGATACTGTGTCCACCCCATCGACTGTGGAGGCTGGTGGAATGTAAAGAGATGGGACAACGAAGTCCTGCGGTATTTCTTTTTCATACACTTGCACAGGATATAGCTTGTATAGGTAGCCCATAATTGAGCCTACTTCTTGATTCATGGCAGCACCGCCTTAAAATTCTTCATCGATCCACTGCTGCAGCTTCCGCTCAAGACTTCTCTCAAACATTAGTTCAAAGATGGCCATAGCATTATCCCAAAAGCCGGACCCATCCACCCATTGGAATTTCAGCAGCATTCCGGTTTTGGCAGCGGGATCATATTCGAACCGTTCACCCTTCCAGCGTCCGGGGACCCACCGGCGATCCTGATTTTTAGACGGCTCGATTGTAAAATGCCCGTCATTCACGTATGAGGCGTATTCCAGATTTGTTCCGACATCCAGTTTTAAGCTACCTGATGTCATTGAAAAAATATTATCCTGGTCACCTTTTTGAAAGGAATTGAGCAAGCGGCGGGTGTCCACGGTCTTTGCCCTGATGATCTCATCTTGAATAGTATCTAAGAACTCAAAACCCATTGCTTCAAGCCACTGCTCATATTTCCTCTTCAGTCCCCCTCGAGAAGCCCGGTCTAATGATTGTATGAACTGATCGAGACCCCTAATTTTCATAAGTATTCCAACTCCCGAACTGCCGTTACTTCCCAATGATGATTCCTGATCTTGCGCGGCTTCTGTAGTTTATAAGCTGTGCCTTCCCAAACCACCCTGTCGTTCAAACGAATATCTGCAGAGGCTGGGAAATGGACCAGAAATGATTGATATATGGCCGTGTTCGGTTCCTGCTGCACAATGGATTGGTTCTTTTCTGTGAAGTAACACGGCTGGCCAGCTATATCTGGAACTTCAGGATATGAAAAAGCCGCCTGAACATCTTCAACCGGCACCCCAAAGGATTGTTTTTTGTTTTCCGCTTTCTCCTGCAGGTGATAAACATCGCATCGATGAGTTAATAAAGATCGATAACTCATATGGACCTCATCCGCATTTTTACTTCTGTACCTTCCAAACTTGGCTCAGATGATACAACATAATCTTTAATGAGTGTGTAGACGTCTGGTTTTTGAATAGAGCTGCCGTTTCCAAGAGAATATGAATAGTCTCCGATCTTCTCGGTTGTATATCCTTTGGTGATTGACTCATCAGAATTAATTAACGCGAAATACTGCGCCATTTTTAATAAAGCCAGCCGAACCGTTTCAGGGAGCGGATCATATTCTGGGCCAGAAAAATCATGGCCAACTTGATAGGTTATTTCAGCTATAGCTTCTATGATGTCCTGAGTAAGAAGGGGATCAGGCCGATCCCTTACAGAGTCAAAAACAGTGTAATCCTTTAGGGCAGCAGGTGTGATTAACACGCCGCTCACTCCCCACTGTTTTCTTGCTGATTAAGGATGAAGGCAATTCTTTCGTCTGCGTTTTTGAAGTCAGACGGATTGCCGCCAAGATCAGTAACAATGGCTTCTTGTTCAGTTTTATTCATGCCCTTCAATTCTGTTTCTGTGTACTTCTTCTTTGATGCCGTGTCATCATCGCTTTTTGGTTTTTCCGTTTCTTTCGGCTCTTCTTTAATTAAATGACATTCAAACTGGTCGTTATTCTTCAAATAAGAATAAACGGTCTTTTCCACTTCGCGCTTTTGATTAAGCAGAAAGACGTACCCCATAACATCGTATGTCTGGCCTGCTATCAACTCCGCTGTATATTTGTCGGCCATCTTTTATTCACCTACTCTTTCACTTTCACGATTTTAGCCACAGCATCTTCCTCTTCGAATGTGCTGTCCAGCTTAGCTGTCAGGACGATAACAAACATACGGCGGCGGATATCCTTATCAACTTCGATTCTAATATTACGAGAGAAACCAAGAATGATATTTTTCGGATGGGTTAGGATGATGTCAGAAACATCAGTTGTCGCATCCGCTTCACCAATCGTGTAAGGCTGCATATTCGAAATTCCTTTAACCGGAATACCAAAAGCAGAAGAAAGGCCACCTTGAACAGCTGCATCCCCTAGATTTGTTTGACGATCAGCCACACGATCTTTCCACTCGACCTCAAGACCAGGTGAAGTATAGAAACGGAAATCCTGCGGAATCCGCAAATATTTAGAAGGAACAGCTTTTACACCCTTCTTAAAGGTTGCTCTTGTAAGTTCTTCACCGTTTACATCCACGATATGAGAAACCGCTTGTTTACGAAGGCCATCCAGCTGCGCAAGGTACGGATCAGAGGAAGTTTTATTACCATTAACGATTAATTCCTCAATATCAACTGCAGCCCGCTCCGCTAGAATTTGCATGATTGTATTTTGCAGGCCTTCTTTTTCAATGTTGTTTTCAAGTGTGTCATAGGTAAGGTTAACTTCAGCAATGACTTCTTTTGTGCTTAGGTTAACTGTGCTTGTAGTAGGCACTGCCTTTTGATCTGTAGTTAATCCTTTTCCTTCTTGAGCAGCCCTCAAAATACGTTGACCAAAACCGATTTTTTCGATCTTCTGAGTATCGTGATCCATTGGAATGACACGCGCATCCTTTAAAATAGTTGGCGCATCTTGGACCATGCGAATAAATGCACTAGCCTGGGTAGGATTCATTAAGCCGCCTGTGTTTAAACTGGACAGCGTCATTTCTGCTTTTCTAATTGCCTCTTGGTTTGTCACTTTATTTCCTCCTTATGAAAATAGTCAGGGTTTAAAGGAGCCCTGACCAGATTGATTTATTCACTTGTGTTTCAGTTTCGGAAGTTGTTTCATCTTGCTTAGAAATTCCGCGGCTTTTTTCAATCGCTTCAATACGATCAGCGAGCGGTTGAACAGCGTCTGTGATGGCTTTTTTCAGCTTCTTAGCCTCTTCTTCCTCGGCTACTTTTTCCTCGTCTTTCTTCTTTTTAGGATCCTCATCTTTTTCTAATTCTGCGAGCTGCTTCTTAATTGGCTCTAATGCTTCTGCAATGGATTTTGCTACATCCTCTGCGTTCATTTCTTCTTCCTCTCCTTCCGTCTCCACCTGACTCAGCAAATTGCCGAGAGCAGTATGAGCGCTTTTAATTTCTTGCAAGTTTGAAGCCGAGAATTTCCGGCCGGCCTTTTGCAGTTCTTCAGGCTTTGATCCGATCGCTTTCAAAATGTCATTAGAGATCAACACTTCCTGGGCGATATTCACAAAATCTTGAAGGGCTTCTCTGATTTTTTCAGGATCCGTCTCCATACCTTCGGAGTAATCCCATTTGAATAAAGCAGAGTTTAACGCATCTTGAGCCGCCCAAAACTCTCGGCGTTTACGTCCTTCATCATATTTCTCCTGTACAGCGCCCTTGGCAAGATGGGCATTGCCAGTAAAAAAGTTTTTGAGCAAATTAAAAAGCCCTTTCTCGTCGTGTTTTTCTTGAGAAACAGGCTTTTCTTCTTGTTTTGCAATATCTGCGATGCCGGCCATTGAATAACCGGTGATCTCGCCTTTCTTGATTTCCTCCCATATTTCCTCGGAGGCTTTTGTCACAAGGACCCACGATCCTTTTTTGATGGTTTCCCCATTCATTTCAAAGTCTGCAGGTGCGACGTAGGATTCAACCACCGCCCCGACACCGCCCTGAAAGTCATGCTGCTTATCAATTTCACGAGCATCTTTCAGGAAGCCATGAGCGGCCTTTTCGATTTCTGCAGCTGTCATGAAATCACCGTGAGCATCCACTGTATCAGGCTCATATACGATCCCGTACACAAGTTTTTGCTCGTCTGCTTCCTTCGCAAAGACCTTGACTTCCTTTTGAAAGTCCGGCTGTTTTTCCGACTTCATAAAAAAGAACTGCTTTTGATTAGCAGCCTTGTCTACGTAAGAAACATGTGTGATTTTTGCGTTTACCAATTCCCTTGGCATGTTGTTCACCTCCTTTCAATCATATATTCCTTAACTGCCGAAGTACTAACCTACAACTTTTATAAAAAGAAGAAGCATCTTCTTCGGTCCATTTATAACCATTTTTCGAAGTTTTAACTAACACGATTATTTGATATAACCTTATAAGAGCACTAAAAGTATTCTTAGATATCTCATCATTTCTAATCAGATTATATAGAATATTATCAAACATGCTAATCCTTCTATCTAAACCATTTTTTTCACCAAGTCTTTTTAATTCTTGGAAAACCAGACTCCATGATCTTGTTATGGCTTTTTCTGGGTCTTCCGAAATCAAATTGTAAATTCTTTTTTTCTCCTGAGCTTCTAATTCTCTAGCTTTCTTTTGTTCAGCTAAACTTTCTTGAGGAGACTTTGTTTCTACTGTTTCTTTAGCGTCTTTCGATTCTTTGTTAGTTGTACAGCCCTCATTTATTTCTGGACTCTCATCTTGTAAACTTTCATCCACTTCTTGCAAAAGTCTATCGAAAGTAACTTCAACATTACCGACTTTAAAACTAAAAAGTCTATTTTCAATGATTTTTTTCAAACTCCCCCTGATAGCAAATACAATTATTACTATGGCTAAAGGCCAAGACGTTAGTATTGTTTTTACAATATCCATATTATTCTCCATTCTTACTTTTAATATGGATATTGTACTATTTTATTCCATGTTTGCTAAGGCTTCTCTGCGAATCTCTTCTTTTTCCTCAGCTGACAATCCTAAAATCTCGTCATCTACCACAGGTGACAAAACACAATGGCAATGAACTCGCTCTCCTGCTGACAGTTTAGGATCCCTCGGAAACATGCAGGTTTCGCTACTGCCTGGTATCTGAAATTCTTCATCTACTCCAATGACTGTACCGTCAAGATCGATGTGATTTTCACGCGGGTTGTTCTTCTTTCCTCCGCTGTGCCGCCACTTCTTTTTCTTTACTGCCGGCGATTGTGCATATGATTCATGCTGCGCGGCAGAGGAAGCGGCAAGCACTTCAGTAATGGCCGTGGTCCGTGCCCGCTCCCTATCAAACTGCGGCATGTCTTTAAGCGTCAGCTCAATGTCCTGGATGGAAGAGCCGTTTTCTATTGCATCTGTAAGGACGTTTTCCACTGCCTCATGAGTATTCAGCTTCATGATCTTGGCCAGCTTTTCCGACCAACCTTTGATCCAATCCGCAGCCCTGGTAGATAAAGCTTCAAATGGGACATCCGGATCCAATGAGTCCATGATCACTCCGGCCAGTTCCTCAATGGTCTGCTGTAGAAATCCCTTGGTAAGCTCATGAAACTCTTCCTCAAAGTCATCCTCCGCAAATAGGTTCTGCGTAAAAAACACTAGAAGGGCTTCCAGCGTCTCTTTTGAGTCTTTGCCTATAAAACCATTCAGACCACCTAAAAACTTCTTATGCTGGCGTCTGAGCAATCTAGCAATGCCTTTTTCATATTCTTCTAAAAAACCGGGTATCTTAGAAAGGCCGGGGAAGTCAGGTATACCCTCCATAAGATCTTTCTTCTCGTCTTCCTCGGCTTTTTGAATAAAGACATTTAAACTCTCCAGCAGCTTATCCGTTTTGTTCATTGCTTCATGTCCTCCAGTAAATCACGCATGTCTTTTAGTATGCCAATTACATTAGGAGTGCCGCTTTTAGACTTAAAGAGCGCAGCCAACGGATCAGAAGCGGGCGCCACGGTATTTTTGCCTATCGGTCTGCTGTACTCTTCCTCTGGCCATTCTTCAAGCGTCTTACCAAGAATACGTCCAGCAAGATCACGCAGATCATTTGGCGAGACTGCGCCGGCATTAATAAAAGGAGTCAGAACCTTTGCTATCTCGATAGGATCCCGGAAATCCGGTCCTTTTAACTGCAGCTCAACCTTGTGAATTTCAAGATCATTTAAGAATAAAGCATTCAGCTTACCTGTGATTAATTTTCTTTCCGGCTGAAATACTTGTTCCTCAGTGATCTTTCTGGCCGTGTCAGCTGTCGCCTTGTTATAGTCCTGGGCTTCGCCAGTATATAGCGGCGGCAACCGGAAGGCGGAGCGGAGCTTGTCCCTGCTCTTTTGGTCGTATTCAAGAAATAGTGCGTCTTGCTGAAGGATTTCAGCGAGTGACTTTATTTCGACTTTAACAGGTGTGATCTCCTCATCGCCTTGAATGTTTTTCCCCTTGGCTATCCCTTCCGCTTCGAGCAATAGAAACTTATGGGCATTTTCCACACCTTCAAGACCGTTCATATAGTCCTGCAGCTGCTTATATGAGTCTTCAGAGAGCATTCCATTTTCAATGGTTATAGCAGCAGGAACGTGTCGGCCCTGTTTGAAGTACATGAAATTCAACTCTTCAGCCTTACGCGCACCGTATAAATTGACGATGTGGCCAATCCACCGTGGCTTCCCATATGCTCCGCTCCCTATTTTGAAATGCACAACTTCATTGGCCTGCTTTTCAAAAGGAGTCTTTTCATCATATTCTCCTGTTTCGGAATTCAAGATTCGGGGATCTCCGTATTCTTTGAAAAACACCCTTTTTCCATTGATTATCTGCACATATTTCCGGAAGCGTTTTTGGCGCTTGATCTTCTTTAATTTACCTGACTCAAAATAATTGTATGGAACCTCGATAGGTTCTGATAATGAGCAAACTCGGACATACTCAGAAGCCATATGTTCAATGCCAGCCGGTTTCCCGGCTCCGTCTCGGATCACTTCTATATATCCGTTGCCGGTCTTTTCCCGATCTTCTATGCTAAAGCCCAGTAATGTTTCAGCTGATTCATCAAAATGAATATACTTGATGAATTCTTCAAGCTGCTGCCATTCTTTATCCGCTGCCGTTTTTTCTGCAGAATCCACTTCATCAGAATTGATATCCTTTGAGTATTTCATCTCGAAGCCGAAGCCTATTATATTGGTCTTGTACGCATCCACACACTGCTGTAAGATCGTCGAATACTCTGCGATGTGTTTAAGCTCTTTCAGGTTATACGGCGGGGGTATGATATTCTCTCCGTACATTTCCGCAAATTCATCTTCATAAATCTGCTTTGTTGTTTCATTAGGCGGAGCAGCTTTAAATACTCGCGCTTTAACTTTAGATTTACTCATTCACTTCCCCCCTTTCTCTGCTTCGTGGTCTTGACCGTTTAGGTCTTCCTTTTGATTCTTCTTTAAGATCGGTTACCTCGTAATCATCAAGCGCGTACCATATCGCTGAAAGTGTATGCGGGTCTATGGTGAACTCATCTTCTATGATATGGCCCAGCTTATCTTTAGCGTAGGTGAGCGGCTTCAGTTCATAGATCGTATTCTCACATCGATCCGAACAAATGATTTTCTTGAACCGCTTGATCTTCTTTGTATATTGAAGGCGGGATCCTTTATATTTGTGGGCGCCCACCATGTTGAATCCTTGCTGCTGAAAATATCGGATTGTTTTGGGCTCCGCTGAGTCCGCCTTAATTAACTCCTTGGTCTCAGCAAATTCACTTAGTTATTCAGCCGTCTGGTCGTCCGTCATTCCATTTTTGTAATACTCCCAATAGATATAAAGGTATTTCTTTTCATGGTCCACAGCGAGCCGGACAACGGCGTTATATGACTCCTCAAAACCAAAGTCCATGCCTACCCGCTTAAGCGGACGGTTAATATTAGCGATTGCTGTCATAACCTCTTCATGTGGCCTCTCTTCAAATTGCGGCAGCACACGAACCCCATTCACGCCAAAATGACCTTGCCGCGCAATTCGGTAAAGGTCTGGGTCGTATTCTTTCATTTCATCAAGCTGCTTCACGTAGCTTCCTGGAAGAAATAAATTATCGTCCGCTGTTGAGTGGTGATAATAGGTGTCATTAATTATGACAGTCCGCTTTTCGTATAGCTCTTTATCATCGAGCACAAACCGTTTTTGGCGGTCATCTTTGAAGAAATGCTTATATGTCCAGTTATCTTCTCCGACCGGGTTTGTTGAAAGAATCATATGAAGCGGCAATGTCGGGTGACGCAGACGTCCAAGCAGCTCCTTGAACCCCTCATACTTCACCTCAGAACATTCCTCAATCCATATGAGAGAAACGTTATTGATTGATTTCAGTTTGGCCGGCTTATCCAGCCCTTTAAATATGATCCGGCCGCCGTTCGGAAAGCGGATCTGCATTGGTGAAGAAACGCATCTAACAATATGATCGATCTCAAGGTCATTGATAATTTCATCAAAGAGGGAAAAGGTTGAGTCCCTATGCGTGTCGTATACTTCCCTTACGACAAGAACGGTCCGCTTCTCTTCCAGTAATTTAAGAACAATCTTGAGAGCCACATGATAACTCTTCGAGGATCCATAACCGCCAACTAGAAACTGAAACTTTTGATTCCAATCAAAAAGAAAATCCTCAAAGTGCGGATTTACTGGCTTTACCTTCTCAATCATTTGTCCTCATCCTTACGCTTGCGCTTTATCGTAATGTGAACTGAATTATCAACCGGACGGGCTGTGAGTCTTTCAAGCTCTGCTTGCTTCGTCTCATTTGTAAGATAAATGCCACGCAGCTTTAATTCATGTTCATCCATTGATCGAGTCATATCATGTTTCTGACGGATGGCTTTTAACCGCTTATCAGTGACGCGGGTCATCGCTTCTTCTAAGCGGAGAATCTTATCTACACTCGGCTCAGATACCTCTTCAATTTCGGTAACGACAAGGCGCTCATTCATAAGTGCCTGGTGCTTTACTAAACCTGTTTTCTGGTCCTTGGTCGGCACGATGTCTTTTACCTTTCGCAATTGCTGAAGGACGCGGCGTTGCGTTTCATTCAAGCCATTCTCTATGCGGCTTATTCTCTGCATCATCCGCCGCTCCCGAAGGCTCAGCTCCCTTATTGTTAGTTCAATTTGATAGAGCGGGTCTGTTTCGATCTGGCCAAACAGCTCTTTTTCTGTATCATCCATGAAATCAAATAAGATTGATTCATACTCACCAGTACGCACAGAGTTTTTATTTCCTTTAGGGGCTGCGCCACCACTATTCCCTTTGGCGTTTTGATTTCCAGGCGGCGCCTTCCCTCTTTTGTTTCCTTTATTTCCTTTGCATTTTTATTACCTTTTGGAGCACCAACGGGATTAGTAACGTTACCATTGGATTGATCATTTTGTTTAGTAACGTTACCATTCAATTTTTCTTTCCAGTGATCTTGATTTTTCCACTTACGGATAAGCGAAGGAGAACAACCAAGCTCCTCAGCAATATCTTTTAGTAAGCGGGTTCCGCCGCTTTCTCGCCACAGACGGAACGCTTCATCTCGTTTAGGATCTCGTGGTCTTGGCATTACATCATCACCCACCTCCGGACCTCATAATTAAGTTTGAGTTTGTTTTTAAATTTCTTCATCTTTCTGAAGCTCTATATCAAGCTCTATGAGCTTTTTTAAATCGTCCACAGTATTCACCTTGATATGGCCACTTTGGAAGTCTTTGACCCACTGGGCGATACCCGCCTGAATGATTTTTCGGTATTTGTCTTTTGATTGACTGATGTTCTCTACAACTCGGCACTATGCAGGAGAAGGAGATTTTCTTTTTCGTCACCAGAAAGAGAACGTATGTTTCTATTTTCTATTGCCATCCTCCCTGTCCTCCATTACAATATGAGATGAGAGCGTGATGTTTTCCCACAACGCGGCCACGTCTTTATCACGCTCTTTGACAGGGAGTATATCTCTGTTTAGAAAGGGAGGGTGTTATCAGCACCCTCTTTTTTTTGGACAAAATATAATCGTATTTATCATTTGCATAATATTTACAGTATAAATTTAAAGGAGGCTTTTTTATGCAAAATCAAGGAAACCCTGTACCACCTCCAAGGCAACAACAGCCAACTGGGACACCTTCTCCACCACCGCCAGGACAGAACATTTTAATGTATTATCATCGCTTGCAGCGAGACTATAACGAAGTTGAAAAGCTTGTTAGAGAAAAACCTGGAATCAATAATAACTGTCGAAATAAATGGAGTATAGCAATCACTCCTCATGGACCGTTTAATCGATTAGAACCACGCCTATTTTTCTTTGAAGCTGCAGGGTTTGTGACTGGTAGTGTTGTTGGATACGAATTTAATTGTGGTTGGGAACCAATACACAAAGACTTGTATCCAGTACATCTTAGCTGTTGATTCATTAAAAATAAGTTTGATGCGGAACAATTTTATATAAACCATTGAATATAAATCTGTTCCGCAATCTTTTTCATCATGACCGGAGGAACACTCATCCCACAAACATATTGAGCAGATGCGTTCATAAAGTCGTAATCGAGCGGGAAAGACTGCATTAAAATAATGTCTCGTTCAGAGATATAATAAGGCTCGTCATATCTGACAAAGACAGAACCACTGGCAAGTGTAGGCGGTACTAGACTGTTTTTCACTAAAATCGTATTGAAATTAGATTCTTTCCCCTCTGTCCTTTTCGTTATATCACCTATGTTGCTATCTGATGGTTTTCTCTTCACCCATCTCCGATACAATTTTGATGTCTCTTTCAATCTGGATCCACGCCCGCTCCTAAACTCTTTATAAGGGATAGGCCGCTCATTAAACGAGAGCTTTAACTGAGGTAAGTTCAGATCTTTCCTTCGTCCAATAAAAAAGACCCGCTCTCTTCTTTGCGGGACTCCCATTGTGGCAGCATTCAACAAAAACACCTGAACGTCATAGCCGATTTCTTTCGCTCTTTCTATTACAAGCTTCACATACCCTTTTGCTTTGCCAATGATCATGCCTTTCACATTTTCAGCTACAAAGATTTTAGGTCTCAATTTTTCAACTGCATTCAAATACTCAAAAAACAAATCATCAAGTGACTGTTTTGCCTGGCCCTCTCTGAAAGATTTTTCTTTTCCCCAAGCATCCTCTCGATCACCTGCCATTGAAAATACACTGCATGGAGGGAATCCATCGAAAATATCCAAATTGAATAATTCCTCCGGAAGATCGTCCAACTTGTTAAATTTCCTGATATCCATTAAAAACGAGTATTTAGGATTGTGATTCTTTCTATAGATTTTCATCATTTGCGGATCAATTTCACAGTTTCCAAGAAGGTTATAGCCAGCAAGCTTGTAACCCATGGAGGAACCGCCACCACATGAAAACGCACTAAAAACCTTCAATCCGTTCTGCTCAACATTTTTCAGATCAGACAGATACCATCTATAACTGTTCATTATTGCTCACCTACTCATTAAAAGAGAATCCACATTTAGGGCAGGTATGTTCAAATTGATCCTCTTCGTAATCATCAAGATTGATTTCATGATTATCGGTAACCTTCCCGCCGTTCCCCGCATGCCCTGTCAGATCTTCTAAAATACTTTCTAGTTCGCCTTCTGAAAAGCCGGTGAAGGACAGGTCAAAATTATTTTCTTCAAGCTCTCTTAAAACTTGTTCGAGCTTGTACTCATCCCAATCGCCGCCTGTTTTGTTAAGTACAATATTTAAGGCTTTTTCCTCGTTATCATCGAGATTTACCACCGAAACAGTAAGCTCTGTAGGGTTATTCTCCATATGTATTTTGAACCGCTGGTGGCCACCTACAAGGTTTCCTGTTCTTTCGTTCCAAACAAGCGGCTCGACATTACCGAACCGTTCAATAGATGCTTTTATTCTTTCATAATCGGGATCGCCTGGCTGAAGATCAATCCGAGGATTGTAAAGAGCTGGATTAATTTTATTAATTGGAACAGATTTTATTATCAATAATATCACCCTCATATAAAAAAGACGTTCTTTATAGAACGTCTCTAAAAATTATATTTGTTTTCTCATTGGTTCAAATTTCTTCTTTGTATTTTTTTAAGATATCACCAATTTTTTTTATATTTCTATCAATACTATCTATACTTGTTTCCCAAACATGCGTATCATCCAAATCTTCAGGTATATAGTGTTCTAAATTATAAAGGTTATTCTCCATATCAATAATATATTGAAAAATTGATTCTCTATCTTTAAAAGTAATCTTAATGTCTTTAACCAAATCTTCTTTTATTTTATTTAACTTACTTGCAAATATCTTTTTTCTTTCCTCAAAACTTTTATCATATGAATCTAACCAAAGGTGTGTTTCGCCTCCTAAATATACGGCTTCAAAAGCAAATTTAATTGTTTTGATGTCTTCTTCCAAACTCTTAAAAAAATAATAAATTTGGATAAAAGCATTTTTATGTTGGATTCTTATAATTCTCCAATTGTAAGAGGAAATTAATAAGGCAGCAATACTAATTATAATAGTTAAGCAAGATAAAATAACTTTCAAGTTCTCCATTTAATCACCACAGTTAATTTATATTACCTTAAATATACAGCTAATATAACAATAGGTAAACAAAATTAACATTAAACTATTGTTTACGGCGAATACGGCCGCCTGTCTGTTTATAGGTGTCTTTTCTGACTCCCATGATTTCTTCCCAATCCCTTCTCGTCAAAGGTTCATCTGCCTTTGTTGAGGGACTTAACACTTTTTTAAGCTGCTGTTTCGTGTCAGCAGATAAAACGTCTCTCGTCTTCATCTTTCATTACTCCTTGCCGAATAAGCACCGCCTTACGCTATTCACTTTTATTTATTTGTGGCCCGCCGATTTTCCCCAGGAGGTAAGCAAAGAAAATGGAGAGCCGGTTTAAGACTTTCCTTGCAAGCGGGATCTCACCGCTTGCGTTCCCCGTGACTATCGCGCGCAATACTGCATAGACTCCAGCCGCTCCTCCTGTGAAGCTAACGACCTTCATAGTCATTCGATACATCCGAGTGCACACTTGATAAAGGAAAGGTGCGTCTCCTGGTTTGGCCATAAAAAAACGGCCACTAATCAGCTGTACAAATTCCCATGTACAAAAGATCAGCGTCCGTAGGTATCTCCTTTTTGGACTGTTATTCACGTTCGTTTTCTTGTCTCTATCGTATGACAAAATGCAATCAAAAAAAGTACCCATTTTATCCCCTGTTTTGTCGGCTTTTTGTCGGCTTTTTATCGAATATTTCTTGTGAATCAAATTGATTCCTGTAACAAAAAAATAGGTTCTTCTGAAGTTACACTATAGTTTTTAAAATTCCTAAAGAGAAAAGGCATCACAATTAGGTCAATAGAATGGAACGAAAAAAAGCAGGCCTTTATAGGCCTGCTTAATCTGATTTAGATTTCTTTTGTTTTAATTTTACAAATCCCATGAACACTATGTATATAACCACAATAATAATATATAAAGGTTCATTTTTTATAACAATATTATTTAAGATTATAACTAGAAACATGAGTAAAGTCGTTATCCACCATATAGACTCATATTTTTTTTGACTCACACTAAATCCCCTCACTATTCTATAGAGAAATATTCATTTTTCAAAATCAATTATTACACATTTTTTTCTATGGAATCAAGTGGTAAAAAGGTGTATAATATGCAAGTATGATAAATTAAGTTAAAAGGAGGATAATATGAATTTTATTCTTAAGTACAAAAGTAATATCATTTTAACAGTTGTTTCAATATTTTTATTTTCTATCCTTGGAACAACAGCAGTTGAAGCAGTAGAACCAAAAGACGACTCATTGGTTCGAAATGCTAGCCTCGAAAAAGAATTTCCAAATCTATTATCAAATCAAAAAGCATTATATGCGATTGAGGACATTCCTGAGTCAGTAATTAACCAAGGTTCTGAAGCTATTTTAGATTGGTTCAGAAACAATATTGATGACAAAACAATAGTCAAGGATCTTAACGCCGCAGTTGCTCGGACTGAACAATCGGACACGCAGTTCACAACTCTAGGAGTTATTTCTTGTACGGCTGCCGTGGGAGCCGCAATTGCAGGGATGGTTTTTTATCCTGCAAAACTTCTTAAAGTCAAAAAAGGATTAAAAGCCTTAGGTGGAGCAAAAACCTTTGTTACTAAAACATATCAATATTATAACTATTATAAGAAAAAATATAGAAGCAAAAGAACTGCTTGGGATAAAGCGGTCGCCAAAGCAGCAAAGAAAGCAGGTCCTCAAGTGAAAGATGCAATAATGGACTTCTTTGGTCTTACAGCAATTGTTGGCGCTTGTATTGAATAGCTCCAATAAAAAAAGCAGGCACAAATGCCTGCTTTTATTTATATGATTTTTGATACTTAGATGGCACAAAGCCCCTGCATTAATATTCTATTAGTACCCTCTTCATCTTCTTCCTCCTCAAGACTTGTATACTGTCTTTCCACATCATCGAGATTATGTTCTATGTTAACTTCTTTCAAACTCCCTTTGTTACCTCAACAACATTACTCTAACCAACTCCTTAGTGATTTTATAGAACTGCTGGGCATATTTAAAGAATTAAAAACAGCCCTCAGATTATTCCGAGCGCTGTCGCGATGTTGTATATAGCTTGTCTTTTCACCTGATAGAACTTATCTCTTTTGAGACCCAACTCAATCATGATTTCAAGATCCTTTATTTTTTCCGGAGACAAATATTTCTTTTTTATGATGCTATATTCGTCTTGATCAAGGCAGTGCTTTAGCGCCCTATCCATCTGCTTGACCTTCAGCTCATTATATTCGGTGCTTTTCCGTAGCTGCGGGAATAACCCAATGACTCCCTTTTCCTTTTGCTCTCTCCTATTTTCCGCTTGAATCTTTAGTGATCTATATGTCTTAAGCTCTTTAATAACTGTGTTACGCACTTCTTTTTCATTAACTTCTGGAATTAATGATAATTGTTTAACCAACAATTTAATCCCCCCTATTTCAAATAAAAGACACCAATCAAATACAAATTGTATTTGGTTGGTGTCCGGGTATCTCCTCAAGACTTTAAGCTTTATTTTTTAGATCTTCAATACTAATTATACGTACGTTCTCAGTTTCAGTTTTTAGATATCCTTTTTCCAAACCTAAAAGGAGCTCAACCTCTTCTCTAAGCAAACTTAACTCATAATCTTTAGAGAGTTTTTGCAAAAATTCTTTACCATCTAAAACATCATTTTCAATCAGAAGTTCAACCGCTTGCCTAATAGCAACTGGTTCTTCCAAATTCTTAGTATCATCAAAAGGCTCATTTACCCTCCAATTATTTCGGCTTATTTGCCTCTGTAAATATTGATATTGATTAGGGGTTATTACGCCTAATCTATGAGCTCTTACTATCATTGCACTAATTGAAACACGCCATTTTTTCTTTAAGTGTTTATAATAATTAAGGTCAGTTCGATGCAGTGAAACATCTTTAGAAAATGCATCCTTGGGTAATAAGAAAGCAGAAGCAAATTCGTTAGCTTCTTCCTCTATTTTCTTGAACTCCTCTTTGGATATTTCGTCGGTGTTCAATTCTGGATCATGTAAAACTTTATGCGCCAATTCATGAGCTGCAGTAAACTGTCTTCGATAAAATGATCTCTTATCACTACCTAATACAATTGTGTAATATTCCTTATCTCCAATAATTTGATTACTGCCAAAAGCATCAATACTGTTAATGCTCGTGTTAATTGACGTAACAACAAACCCATTTTCTTCGAGTAACCCTACCATATTACTTATTGGTTCACTACCAAGTCCCCAATGCTCTCTCACTTTCATTGCAACTTCTTCTATATTTAAAGGTGCATGATAGTCGAATTGAGGTAAATTAAGAGCTGGAAAGTCAATATATTCTTCCATAAAATGACGTATTACAGTGAGATATTTCACTCGATCATTTTGCATTTCTCTCTCTTTTTTTCCAGTGGATAGTAGTGATTTAAAATATGTGTTCCCAGTCTTAACATCAATGCCTTCTTGATAAAAATAATCTTTCGGAAACTTTAATACATCAATTAATTTAAGTACACTCTCGAAAGGAGGTGATGATTTTCCATTTTCATATTTTGAGATCATTTGTTTACTAACACCTAATTTATCCGCTAAATCAGTAATAGTTAATCCTCTGTATATTCTCCCTTCCCTTAATCTATTTCCGTTAAATTTAGTATTTATCATGATATTATACCCTCCACTTTAACAGGAAAGTATCAACTATCCTTTTTGTGATTTTTCTTGTTGTTTTTAAGATTAGGTAACTTTTTCTTGTCCTGAATTTTCTTTTGAATTTCTGGCTTTAATACTGGAATAGTTTTATTAATATTATCCGTTCCATTTTTAGAGTTATTAACTAGTTCATCAACTTTAGATTCTTCATAAGAAGGATTTATGAAGGCACTCCAATCTTCTTTATAAACCAATCTAAAATCGGAGGAAAACAAGTTAGCTTCTACCTTCACAGCTTTCCCCTTTTCTTCTTTTAAAGTCACGAAAATTACCTGATCAATCTCCGTATAATTTTCACCCAACATCTGTATAGCCTCAAATTTACGTTTTTCATTATAATCTTCAATGCCTGAATTAAACAGTGTTTCCTGTACACATTCCCCTGAAACATGGTATTGATCATCAAATTTCATATTTTTTAACAACAAAGCATGAAAATAATGAATTTTACTTTTCCCAAAATTCTTCCGAACTCTTTCTAGATTGCTTTCTTTAGTGTATATGTAAAGAGTACGGTTTTTTAAGCTCATTGCAAATCCCCAAAATCTTCTATTCGAAATCAAAGTCCTTGTGTCACTTTTTTCATCTTCAAGGGCTTGAATACGATTAAATCTTATATCCCATCCACTCATACCTCTAGAATTAAAAGTTGCTTTATAACCCATAAATTCTTTCAAATCTTGGAGAGATGTATTAACGGGGTCTGAAAAAGCCCTAACCAAATTAGATTTAAACTCTGTTTCTCCCAAATCATATTTTCGCATCCCAAAATCCCCTACCTCTTTTTAAAAATAAACTTCATTTACGTTTATTATAAAAAAAGTCAACCTAAAATGCAATATCAGGGAAGTTTATAACCATAATCAAAGTTAATTCTCGAAAATTTACCCTCTGTTGTCTGAACACTCGTTTTCCCATATTCTGGTGTACTTGATATATGTGCTGAACCATTCCAGCCATCAAGAATAACTAGCTTTATTTTGTTTCGTTCAATCAAGTCTCCAACGGAAAGTTGGTGTAAGTTTTCAAGTTCAATAGGTCGGTTCATTTTGCAGCACTCCCCGTGTTATAATTAATTGTCGAGATTAACTAAACCGGGGCCTTGTGCTGCGGTTTTATATATATCTTTTTCTTCCTCGTCCTCTTCTTCCCAAGCCATCTTGAAAGCAGATTCTAAAAATTTCAATCGCTTTGCAAGTTCTTCATCTGTCATCTTAGAAAGATCCGGTCCGTGTCCTGGAACCATCCTGAAATCTTCCGTAAGACGTTTTATAAGATACTCTCTCCTTGAGACCACCAATAACCCTCCATCCATTTTTAAGCCGCTGGAGCAGCTCGTATTTTCTCAAAGGCTCATAGAGGTGGACTGCTCGTCCATCCTCCATGCGAAACAGCAAATACCAACGCCGCTGCCTTTTAACCATTAAGCCGCTCCGTGTTCGCCCTCATCCTGGTTGTCTTCCTCTTTTTCATCGTTTGAAGGCAAATCGTATTCGCTGCTTTCATCCAAAGGAACAGACGGCTTTTCTTCTTCCATAGGCTCAGCTTCTGCGGCTTGATCTTGTTTCCAATCCCACCAAGCTTCAGCGAGTGGAGCAACTTCTTTTCTGTATTTGTTAATGAGGTCCACAATGGCTCCTGATGACATATTTAGCTCATTAGCAAGCTTTCTATAGGATTCTCCTTCAATACAGCGTTTTGCAATTTCATCAATATTTTCAGGAAAACCATCACGAACTGGAGGCGTACCTTCAGTGATGAAAGAATCAACAATTTCCCGATCTATCTCCATTGGTTTTTCTTCAATTCTTGGTTTTTCTTCAGGAAGCCCCAACTCTGCCTCAAGTTGTTCCGGTTCAGGATCCGCAACATTAACAATTCCTCTTTGGTCAAACGTGTAATTTGTAATTGGTTTCTCAGTTTTCGCATTTATTTCTAAGACATATTGAACTGTTTCTGATTCCAGCTGAGCTTGTACTTCCTTATCAATCATTTCAGAAAGGCGTGAAATCCTAGATCCACCTAATTCTTTTGTGCTGACCTCCAAAACGATTTCAGTAATACCTTTAGGCTTCATATTCACCTTTTTAACGAGAGATTTTAGATTAATGAAAGACATAACTGCTCCTCCTCTTGTGATAGTGGCTTTACCTGTATTTCGATTCTTGGATTTTGGCTATAATACTTACTGACATGAAGGTCTACAATTTGGCTGTCATCATGCCAGATGACTTTATTTAGTCCGTCCTTAATGCCCTTTATATAGTTATCAACATCTGGCTTTTTGCTCGGCCTTAACAGCCCTTGTTCTGCTTCTGCAACTTTTTTCTTACTGAAGCTTTTCAGAGTGGATTTATAAACCCTTACTGACAATTCAAGTGGTCCTTCTAGCAATTTAGATGGACGATAATCTGAAGCAGCCAGCTTTACATATCGCTTAAAGTCTCTTGATTTCTTTGGATCATATAGCCTGGTCATCCCATTAACCGTGGTGGCTCTCGGTCTCCCTTGGGCTACTGGCTCACCGTAAACTGTAAAACTAATCAATGCTGTTACCTCCCGTCAGCTGATTCCAGCTGCTCTATTTCAGTCATTATTAAATCCGCGTTCATGATTATGAATGTTAAGGAGCGGAGCGTGCCGAGATTCAAAAAAATAAAGAAAGGGAGAAAATTTTATATGCCAACAATTGAAAAAAGAGGCGAAAAGTCATTTCGATTAGTTGTTGATATCGGTACAAAGAGCAGGCGTAAAAGAAAGGTCAAAACAATTAGAATAGAGGATCCAGCTTTATTAAAAACCACTAAAAAGCTGCGTAATTACCTGGAGAGTGAATGGTATAAATTCAAAACAGAAGTTGAAGCCGGCGCTTATATCACACCACACAAACGAACATTCAATATGTTCATAGAGGACTGGGAGAAAAAATATGCCTTGGATCATCTCGATGATAAAACTCGTGAAACTTATGAATATATTATGGGGAAAGAAATACAGCCCTATTTTGGAGACATGTACTTAGACGAGATTCAGCCGATTCACATATTAAATTTCTTAGAAGAATACCAACGAGAAAATGATGTCTCAACATCAAGCATTCATGCTAGATATCGAATCATTAGAGATATCTTAGGAAGAGCAGCTGAGTGGAAGATTATAAAAGAAAACTCTGCAGAGAATGTAAAGCGGCCAAAACAGAAATACAATGAATATGAAATTTATACTGAAGAAGAAATAAAGGAAATCTTTATGCTATTAGATGAACACGCTCCATTGAGGAACAGAGTTATGATTAAATTTGCTTTTACAGGTGGATTTCGTAGAGGAGAACTATTAGCAATCGATGAAACAGATTTATTTTTTGATACTAATGAAGTAAGAATTGATGAGTCTTTACAATATACAAAGAAGAAAGGTTATCGGTTTAAAGATCCTAAAAGTAACTCTTTCCGTAAAGTTACGATGCCGCCTGATATAATGCAAGAAGCAGCCATTTTGCTACGGGAGATCAAGAAGAATAAATTACTGTTGGGTGAACTGTGGAGAGGAACAGATAAGCTTTTGTTATTTGGTGGAGATATGGGACAACCGCAGTATCCAACCTCACCTAATACCTGGTGGCAAAGATTCACTAAGAGGCACAATATCAAGCCAGGACGTCTTCATGATATGAGACACTCACACGCAACAATGTTGATAAATCAAATTGGGAAAGTACCTGGATTAAACATTAAAGCTATTTCTCAGAGGCTTGGCCATGCTAACGTCCAAACCACATTGAATATTTACACTCATGCTAACCGTGAATCAGATATTTTAGTTGCTGATGCAATCAATAATATATTAAAAACGGGGACATTTTAGAGAAATTCTCTAATTTGCCACCCGTATGACACCAACATATTTTAGACAAAAAAAATAACAGTTCCATATTTCGCGGAAACTGCATAAGATCAACGTATTTTAGATAAGCTTCCAAGCGGGCTCGAACCGCTGACCTCTTCCTTACCATGGAAGTGCTCTACCTGCTGAGCTATGGAAGCAATGGCTCCGCAGGTAGGATTCGAACCTACGACCGATCGGTTAACAGCCGATAGCTCTACCACTGAGCTACTGCGGAATAATATAAAGCTTCATAAACAAACATGGTAGAATTAATAAATCT